TTGAGTAATCAAGCATGTCTCCTTCTCGGATGTCCGGGTTGAAGTCCACTTTTACCGACAAGTCCGAGTTAGGGATGTCTCGGTAAACCTTGGTTGACGGTGCAGGGTCGTAATACAAGTAGTCCGCAATCGACTCAACCACCTTGCGGACCGCATTGGTAGTTCGCGCTTGCATGTCGTCAATCCGGACGGAAGCCGATTGCCGAAGGAGGCTGTCGTGCTTGCCGCTCTTAGCACTGGGAGCAAGGCCGCCAAGTGAGTCAAGGTTGCCTCCTAGATAAGAGAACATGTCCTTTAACTGGATCATGAAAGCAAGCGATGGGGAATCTACCCCGCCAAACTTCATCTCTCTCGTTGCTTCTGGGCGGTCAGAAAGAATGGTGTCGCCATCTGAAGCATTCACAATGCGGCGACCATCCTCTTCCGCCCCGCCCGCAACGACAGTCAGAGTCTTTTGTCGCTCGGCTTGACGGCCAAGTTTCCTGAAGAGCCTGTTCACGAGTTCGTGAAGATCAATCAGCAGGCTGGCGGGCGAAAGAGGCATGATGTTGCCGGGAACATCACCCATTGAAAGCAAGTGGTATGGACCAATCTCGGGTCCAGCCCAATCAATCACTTGCAAAGGCTCGTTGTTGTAGAAACCGCCTGCCTGTTCGTCCGCTTGAACCGTAACAATGACGTTTTCGTAGGGCAGCCAAACGTCCCACAACTCAACGACCGGCATGTATTGCTCGCGGCCAATTGATTCTCCGCCAGTCTGCAGCGTGTTAACCCGCTCGTCGCCTTGCTCGTTAGTGCTTGCAACGTAAGGGTTGGGGGTCAACTTCTTATTGCCAAACAACTTGAGGTCCATGGCCATTTCGTACGGCATGGTGTACCTATTGCCGCAAAATTGGGCCTGATCCCACCGTTTTGCCGTCATATCGAAGCAGAAGTCTTCAAAATCGACGTTGTCTACGAAAACTTGGCCAACGTCGTGAGTAAAACCGTCAATTTCACCGGCACGACCGGGCGTAAGCCCCACTTTGACTACGCCAAGACCAAACATTGAGTCCAAAACCCAACGCTGGAGCGTTTCTTCAAAGTTCATCTCGTGCAAATGGTGGTTAATAACCGCTTCGAAGTCAGAAGATTCTGCTTTTAGGTTCATATCCTTGCTTCTAACAAGGACCTGTGGCCTATTGGCTGCGACCATGCGGCGATAGATGTTAATTGCCTGCTCTAGCAGGTTGATTGGCACCTTGTCGCTTGACCCGTTGTCGCTGTAGTTAGTTCCAACGTACTGTCGAATTGCACGCAGCCGATTTTCCCGGAAAGGCTGCATCTTGCGACGACTAAACATCATCGCTTCGGAAAGGCGGCTCATCTTGTCATTAAGACTGTTCTGCTTAGGCACTACCAATAGTCCTCTCTGTGTCGGCGGGAAGCGACTTCTCGTCGTCGCCAAGCGAGGGAACCTTCGGTAACAATCGTCTGCTTCTTGCTCTGCTGAACCGTCTTGCTTTTCATGCCAAGGTTCAAGAGGGCGTCTGCGGTCGGTCTATCCCCGTGGTTTTCACGGGCACCGCTAGGGTCCATCGAAGAGTTCGTTTTAGAATGTTGGATCCACCCGTTCTGGGTGTACACGATTTCACGGCACTCTGACAATGCGTCTTTACTGCGATTGAGAAAACGACCTTCGGTCAAAGCGTCCCTGTATTCAGCATACAACGAACGCTTGTTGTCCTTGGTCGGCCACCAACCCGGGATTCTACTTCCCCTCGGCTTCTTGAGTTTAGCATCATCTTCTTTGTAATAGAAGTTTCTATAGCCGGATTCGAGAACAACGTCCCCAAAGTTTCTACCGGGGCCGGGGGCTTCCCAAACTATGTACGCACCCTTGCCACTCTCATCAGTAAACCAGCGAGCCAAAGCAACTGCAATCCGACCCAGTTCTTCCGGCCGAGTCTTACTACTTACAAACTCGGCCAACTTTTCGCCCGTTCGGCAATTACCTATGGAGATAACTGAATTGCTACTACCAGTGCCAGTAGCAATATCAACCCCCAACGCAAAAGGACCAGACATGGGCACCTTCGACGATGGCCCGGGGTCAAACCACAAACGCAATCGCCCGTTAGGAACCGGCTCGAAAGACATGACCTGCAAACTTTCAGCGTGGACCGTAATGTCTCCCGTCTTAACCGGAGGTTTTGCAAACTCCACGATGTGCCTAGTAAGCGTTTTTTGGTCAAAGAACTGGTAGTCAGAACCCGCGAAGTCAATGTCGAGTTCCTGCGCAATCTCTTGTACATGCGCACACCTCTTGCATTCTCCGTCGTACCAAGGGCTACGCATTTTGCCGTTGGCTTCGTACAGGCCAACAGCCTTCTCGGGATGCAAAGACCAATGAAGGTTTAGTTGCTGGAACGACTCTTGGTGCGCAATGTCGTAAAAAGCGTTACTAGACCCCGCCGGAGTCGAATTAAAAACACGACACCTCGTCGCATCACGCGTCGAAGCCAAGGCTCTATACGAAGAGTCCACCTCGAAAGCAGCAAACTCGTCAAGGCCAATGGCCGTCCGTCGGTCGCCACGAGCCACATCACCAGTAGTAGATTCGCCGTCAATAGTGCTTCCGTTTTCGTCATTGGTCAGCCTCAATTTCGTACGCGTCATCGGCGGCAAAAGCCAATTCGGCAAGTGCTTGTGAATGAAATCAATCTTCCAAAACAACGACTTCGGGTTGCCGGTCTTGTCTACATAATCCTCGTTGCGGCTGACAAGCAAAAAACTCTGCCCGTCCTTGAAGTGCCAGAACCACTCAAACACCGTCAACAACATCCATGACGCACCCATGTCCCGACTCTTCTTGATGACCAAGTCGCGGCCCTCAAGAATACAGTCCCGGATCTGACTCATCGAATCGTCTTGGAACTGGTAAGTAATGAACGGCAAAACACCGCTTGACTTGCGAGGGTCGTACGTCCAGCCAAATACGTTGATGTAAAAAAGAAGGTCCCGGCTGCACGCCATCCAAAGTTCCTCGCGCGCGTCCGGGTCCTTAATCGCTAAATCCAATGCTTGACGACGAAACTCAATGTTCCCCTCGAAATCCTTGGGCACATCGCTGTAATAATCAACCACTCTTTAGCCTCGCAATAACCGACAACACCTTGCGGCCGTCGTCCTTGTACCTCTGCTCCGCATCCAACTGACTGCGGCTGGGAAGCAACTTGGTGTAAATCTGGCCCCAAAACTGGGCCTCGTTCTGGTTGTTACGCCTCGCCCAACACAACATCGACCAAGCCTCGCTACTAGGAGACTGACCCGGCTGCACATCCTTCACCATGATGTGTTTGGCGACCCATGCAACGCACTCCGGCGTCGATGCACCCGTGTCTTGGAACTCGCCGCTCTCAACAACGCCGTCAAGTTCCGCCTCCGACTTCGGGCTAATCTCGCGATTGAGAAGTTCGCTGGCCGCTTTCTCGTATGCCTCATTTGCTTTCATCCCCTCTGATTCATACAGGTTCCGCTTGGCACAGAACTTGGTCCAAGCACCCAATTTCACCAACTCGGTTCGGATTGCACGTTTATCCATGCGTCAACTGTAGTTTACGGTCCGTAGGAGTGGGGGGAAAACACTCGTCGATTTCTGGGGGGGGATAGCAATATATTCAAAGTAACCCCGACCGAGTGGCAAAGTAATTTATGACAGCGAGCGGGCGAAGTTCGGGTTTTGTTAGGGGGGGAGGGGGGGTCGTTGTTATCGGTCGAGGTTCGCGGGTGCCCCGCCCCGACCGACCGACGATCGACCGTCCGTAGACTCTCCGCCCCTAGGATATTGGCGGCTCGGGATACCACCCGCCCCCTATCGCTCCGGTCGGACGTGATATCGGTAGCGGTTGGGGATCCCCAACGCGACACCCCACCAATGGCCAGACGTTCGCCCCTACTGGATTCCGCACTCCCAACGGGCGGATATCCGGATACGACCACGGGCTCCAGTACGGCCGTTTCGTGGATGGTCTGTGGATAACCGCGAAGTTATGCACAATACCATAAAGGGCGTACATGGT